ATGAAAGAGGGGGGTATCTTTTTTTGGCACCCCCCCCTCCTACAGAATACTATCCCTACTATGATTCCTTGAGACCTTAGTCCACATTCCTGAAACATTTTCTTTTACAATTTCATCAATAGCATTTTGTATAGCTAGACTCTGGTCAGCTTCAGACAAATCACTTGATGACTGTGTGATACGGGCCAGGAAGGCAGCTGAATTGTAACCCATTTGTACGTCGTAAGCGTGCCATTCATCAAACCTAGTGAATGGATCGAATGGATTGTCAACTGTTGTTAACATGTAAATAGTATCTGATTGATCAGCCACTCAGACCCTCCTTGAGTGTAGTTAAACCAACACCCAAATGAGAAGCTATCTCTGCTTGTGTATAACCAGATGCTGCCATCTGCTTAGCACGAGCTATCTTAGTGGCTGTCATCTTTGGTTGAGCCTTTGGCATAGCTAACTTTTTAACAGTGTCCGCATCAGTATGACGGAGGATTCTTTCTAATCTATCAGTACTAAGTGCGCCAGCTTGAATAGCATCCCATTCACTCTGAGTTATCTCAAACGGGTCTTTCCTAGCACCAGTTCTAATACGAGCCTCGTTCAATGCTAATGTTCTAATCTTCTTAACATCAGCGGGATCCATACCTGGATTAGCCTGGCGTCTAATGGAGACCTGTTCTTCTGCAAGGAGGTTGGCTTGTCTTTCTAGGGGGGCGTTCTTTTCCGCAAGATTAAGTTTTGCTGTAAGAGAAGCTACCTCTTTCGAGTACACCTTCTTTGCTGATGGAGAAACAGGCCTGGGCTTAGTAACTAATGCTTCTTTCCTTGCTTCATTAGCCATACCCTTTAACTTGTTAGAATGCCTAGCATAGATAGTTTCCATCTGTGTACCAGAAGAAAGAGTAAAGGCATCATCAGTCTCAGCTAACTTCTGTGACTTAATTAATACATCTACTTTCTTTCCACTACGAGTAGTAGTCTGACGTCCTGTAGGTACAAATACTTTTCTACCAGTAACAGGATCAATCGGTCCACCAAGAGCAGCGGGTCTTGGTTTTCTTTCTGGTATACGAGCTTGAGAACGAGCTCTACTTATTAATGTAGAAGCTCCGCGTCCCTTACCACCTTGACTTTGATATGCTTCTTTCAAACCTCGGATTCCCTGATCTTGCTCGGATTGTAGATAATCAAGCCCATGCTTTTCTGCATCAATAACAACCATGGAATGCTTGACTGCTCGAGCAATCTCAGAAGGTTCCGCTCCACGAAGAGACATGTCCGTAATCAAATTAGAAATTTTACCCATTTCATTGCCCTTGTTCTCAGAAGTCATTCGCTTAATAGGCGAATCATCGGGTAATCTATACTTCATCGGATCGAACCCCTTAAGTTCTTCGAGAGGGGGGGTTCTTTTTACAAGTCCCTTGTTGTTGGGAATAACAAGAACAGTATCACCATCGAAATCTGCACCCGACAAACGTTCCGCTACATCTTGATGAATACCAACCGCATCCATCTTAGGACCAGGAGGAAGTAATCTTCGAGCTTCGCGATTTTTATTGTTCACTGTGAGCTCTGGAATTTCGAAAGTTCCACCATGAGGATGACGAATAAGAACTACTCGTTCTCCATCATTAAAAGAAGGAGCATAAATTTCGGTCGGCTTCATAGATGCAATAGGAAGTATGACTCGACTCGCTTGTCGAGGTAACGCTGCTGCCTTTAGATGCACAGCTGCAGAATCTGTTTGATCAGCAAACTTATATAGAAGATCCCTACGAACTACGGGGTTTGTTAGTTTTCTAATTTGCTCAAGCTCTATGCGACGACGTTCAAATGTTAAATCGAGCTGTTGCTGAGCAAGCTTTGGGTCCTGCTTGGATAACATCTGAGAAGAAAGAACTTTTCTCCATGTATCCCAAGAACCTTCTACGCCAGATTCAGGTTTCGTAGAACTACCAACAATATTCATAGCCGATGTAAGCTTACCATCTGGTCCATGAATTTGTCGTACAATCGAACCAAATGGATTTTGAAGATCTACGTTGCCATCAGCATCTGTCTCCAATGGCTTCATAACATCTTTCTTTCGACCAGTACTAGATTTATTCGTATTAAAGACAAGATCAATTCCATCGGGAAGATCATCTCGATACATGGCCATACCCTTCAAATAATGGGTATTATCCACCATGATACGAACTTGACCATAATGATTTTCGCCAATCGAAAGATCTTTGATTCCTGGCCGAACATAAATAACACCGTCAGCTTTGTCTCCGCCATCTTCTTTGTAATTAACACTAATTCGTCTCGAACTAATTGAGATGGGTGGATCAATACCCAGAAAGCTACGACCATAATCAATCGAAGTTTCTGTAATCTGACGGATCCTACCTCTGAATCTCTGAACATACGAAAGAGGAGTACCAGGAGGAGCAAGTACTTTCATGGTTGTAAAGTTACCAGAATTACCTTGCTTAATCTTAATAGAATGAACTGGATACCCTTCTTCCTTCAATGAAGCAAGAGCAGTATCAAGTCTATTCTTAGTAATACCAAGATGATTCTCAACACCTTTACCAACATCAACCATTTCTTTCGCAGCCACTTCTTTCTTGAGCATTCCTGTTATAGTTTGTAGAGAATCTATTCTATCTTTTGCTCCTGGAGCAAGAAGGGCTCGGACGGAAGATTCATTGATACCCATACGCTCACCAATAGCAACGTTTGACCAACCTCTATCCTTCAAACGTTCGGCGGTGAGAATATCGGTTTGCTTTTGTCGAGCTCTAGCGTTTGCACGAAGACCACGGAATTCAGTCGTAGTCATACCGTAGTTCCGAGCAATCTCGGCGTCAGACATACCTTGTTTTCGATGAATGTCAATAGTATCAAGAAAGCTTCGATTACGAGTAGTTTCCGATCCACCAGATCCCCAAGGGTATCGGCCAGACCGGCGAAGGATGCCGTAATGCGCAAGATGCTCTTCATAAGTACGAATCACGATTCCTCCTCCAATCTTCGATGACTAAGTATTCGATCAAATTCTTGAATCTTTCCCATAATGAACAGGATGTCCTCTGGATCAGCATCATAAACTACAACCTCATTATCCTGATAAATGCGCAACTCGATTTTGATCTTAAGTGGATCTACATCATATTCAAGACAAAATAGTGCAGCATAAACTTCAAGTTGATGAACTGAACCAGGGTGTACGCCAGTCTTTAGATCATGAATGCGAAGAGTTCTATATCGAAATGCGATTGCATCTGCAGTACCAAAACAATTCTCAGAATAGAAAAGAACTTGTTCTGTTTGCATTCTATAACGAATCGCATCGTTGATATATAATCCCACTGTACCAACAAGGTTTGAAAGTCTACCTTCTCTAATTTCTCTTTGCGCATAGTCGTGCTGCGCTGTACCATAAGCCATAGCTTGAGAGGAAGTCCAACGTTCAATCAATCGATCGGGAGTGTAATTGATCCAATGGTATGAGCTAGGGCTAAGAAACGCGTGCTCGCCTTGAAGTGCCAAATGCCTGTTGAAGCGCATACAAAACCTCTTCTTCATTTTCAGGGAAAATATAAGCAGCAAACGACATTTGATTTAACCTCTCAACGAAATGACCTTGATTAGGCTGTGAACGAAATCTCGCGGAAGGTTTAACTTCCAACGAAGCCCAATAGGTACCCCAAAGGATAAGAAGATCTGGGAAACCTTGTTGATATGATGTATCTGTTTTTAACACGATACATCCTGGAAACCTGTCATTAATTCGTTTAATCAATCCAGCTTGGTATTGATTCTCTGTCATGGCCACACTTGAATGTCGCCAGCGTAAACAGCAACAACTTCAATTTCGCCAAGATAGACAGCGAGAGCATCATTTAGAATTGTCCCAGGCTCACCCACAATTCCACGTGTGCTTATACCAACAATAAGATCTAAATCAATAACACCATGAACTGTGACACGACCAGGACCAATATCTCTACCTACTGTAATCGGTAACGTAAACTGAGCAAATGCTGTTCGTCGTCCATCAATACTAGACCCAAATACAACTGGAGCGGAGAACTGTGCAAACGTATGTTTTCTAGCGGCAACATCTCTACCTAAAGTGACGGGTAACGCAAATGCTCCGAAATGTGTTTGGGGTCCACTTGAAACTTCACCATCAAACTCGGCTCCGAAAACAATCGGTAGCGAGAATTGACCATATGTTCCAAGAATACCTCTAAGATCTTTACCAAAGACAACAGGTAAAGAGAATTGGCTAAAGGTTGTTCGTTGACCAGATAAAGCTTTACCAAACGTTATCGGGAAAGCAAATTGTCCAAACGTTTCTTTACGACCAGCAACAGCTTTACCAAACACTATAGGTAAAGCAAACTGTGCAAACGTATGTTTAAAACCAGCAACAGCTTTACCAAATGTAGTTGGAAAAGCGAACTGGCCAAAGGTAGTTCGCTGACCATTGAAATCTTTACCAACAGTCACCGGCAATGCGAAAGAACCGAAAAAGGTCTCGCCAGCGGTAGGTGGAGAAACAGCTATAACTAGATGTGCTTTAACCGCAGCATTAGCTTTAGTATATGTCCAGTTAGCAATAGTTCCTGCCACAGCTTTCTCACCACTAGCAATCAATTTTGCTGAGCCACCACCAGTCTGAACCGAGTTATCTGCTCTTTCTGTAACACTAGTCAGATCTCCATTTGCTACAGAACTGTATTCAGCTGTACCATTTGCATCTGGTAAATCCCCAGAAGCACACAGAAGAATAAGACAATCATCAACTGTTGTAGTTGGCGATGTAGCTGAACCAGATGTATCGCTAGTTGAATCAGTGCTGGTTTGAGTAGCATGTATTAAGGGAGTACCATCTGGATGCGAAACATAGAAACATCGAACCTGCTGATGATCGCCTGAATCAGAAACTGAAGGAGCTGTTGGGGTGGTTGATTCAACAACAGCTGTCCAAACCGTTAAACGCGTATTACCTTGAACGACGGGCGATCCAGAAACCTGTTCCCAATCAGCAAAACCAGCAGTATTCGATGGTGTTGGTGTACCTACAGCAACATCACGATGTGCAATAACAATAAATGCTCGATCACCTACTGCTGGTGCAGCAACTGGTAAACTTACCGAAACCGCGCCAGCAGCCGTACCATTCGATCCTTGGTTACTAATGGTTGGGACCGCCATTTAAAGCTCCTACGCTGCGATCGGTGCCAGGCTCAGATCAGCGTCTCCAGCCAGAATCGTGAAATTGTCTCCAATCGCCAAAGTACGTGCGGTTGCAAGATCATCAGAACCAATGAAAGCTCCACCAGATACAGCATCCCAGAAAGATACGTGTGAAACCGTTCCTGCCGCCGACACATTTGTCCAGTTCATGTCAGCAGAAGTCGTAATTGTACCATCGGATGCAGCAGCTGCAAATGTTGCAACTTTACGAGTGGTATCACCGAAAGCGTTTGCTGTCCCAGCTGCCCCCGGATCACCGGTGTGTAGCTTACAGTAAAACGCTGCTGGTTCAGACCAGGCGACACTACGACAAAGAGCATCGAGAATAGCCTGAGCTACGGAAGCAGCTAGTCCTGTTGCCATCATTCCTCCTTATGGGATGATAACGTAGAGTGTTTCTGGATCTGGAGGACTTAGTGCATCATACTCAGCTTGAGTCAACGCTTCCCACTGTCCCTCTGGACCGGGAGGACCCTGAGGACCCAGAGCACCAGACCCAACAACAACTACTTCGGGAACTAGAGCATTTGAAAAAATGATATGAATATCAGCGAGTGACATCAGCCATACACTCCACATCGCCTTGGACCAGAGTACGTGGCTCTGCGCCAGTAGCTGTCCACTCTAAATCCCACACACCTTTAAATTTACCCTTCTTGGTTGAGACGTGTTCGACTAAATCTTGGCATTGGTCGCCAGTCAATGAAATAACCACAATCCCATCTACATAATCAGTTAGGTCAGAGGAGAACGTTACAATGACTGGGGTTGCCTGCTCTCTGTCGACTCGAATCTGTGCTTCAACTGTGCCCGTAAGAGGAATAGGATTAGGTGGTTCTTCATTATCCGTACAAGTAAATCTTAAAGCAACACCATCTCCCGCATAAAAGGAAAGATCTACTACGGGTGGTTGAATTTCAATCTCAGCCATTCTCCTCCTTTCTTCTGTAGTCGGTCATTCGCAGAAAAATAAAAGAGTTTATCCTATCCCCTCTATTATATCCTGCGATTCTCACACTAGCCAATATCTAATCTTCCAGAACACCGAATTCTTGATATGTAGGCCACACATAGGTACGATTTTCAATCGACAGAACTACATCGTTCTCGAGAAGACCATATCGTTTTGCACATTCTAGTGAATTCTCACTAACCTCACCAGTCTTTAAATCTACGATAGGTAACGCAATATGCTTCTCATATGGATGTCGGAACTGACGGTTGTATCTGATAGCAAACCACCTAGGACGCCATGTAAGGTTCTCTAAGCGATTGTTATACCTATCCCCGTCTAAGTTTATGGGTGTGTCAAACGGGCCGCCAGGTTCGCTTAGAAACGCTTTAGCGACCAAAAGAGGTACAGATCGATGTCTCTGCACCCCATCTCGCATCAGTCCAACCTGTACTAAACCATACTGATTCACGTTTACTTGTAGAATCCTACCAGATTTGTTAGTACGAATCCTACCATGATTACTGACTTCGTAGTCAGGAAAGAGCTCAATCGGACGCCATTCTTCATGACTCATAGATATTACACCTAATTTCTTTAACGGCCTTGGGAAAAGGCGGGGCCTTGGGGTGGTTTTATGACCGTGAAAAAGTGTGACACTTCACTCTCCAAGTCTATAGTAAAAAAAACGCAATATAATAACTAAACCTTGTATATAGATATAGATATTAACTTGCTCGCGCGGTATAATAGACTTTGGACCACTAGTGTCACACTTTTTTTAGCCCTCTACGCCTGTAAATAAGCCAAAACAGCTGTGCCAATTCTGTGACACTCTTTTTTAGTATCTAAAAACACCCCATTTTAGGGGTCAAAAATGGCCTTCTACAGCTTACTTAATTCAGACCTCAAAAGGCGCTCTAAATCGGCTGAAAAATCGAAGCCTGCAGAAATGATTGCAAATTTGGCACAATCGAACAACTCATCTTCACTCTTACCCTCGACCTCAAACGACTCCCTATAATTGTTAGCCGCGATGGTCATAGTACCATCCGCATTATGTCTAATATTGAGAGTTTTAACAGCCATCCTTACCTTTGTGTTTGTTAGAGATTCAGGTGGTCCGTCCAGCCAGTTCCAATTTCTCGGATCGTGCGGATCCATTCCCATTTTTACCTAACTGTAGAAAGTTATCTGGGTATTGGCTAACATTGAAGTTTTTCTTGGCTCGAAGTGCACTCCAGATAGCTCGGTCAACAATTGATTTACTTCGTAGGATATAATAATAAAGGTCAACGAATGGCGTGTCCAGGCGATCGATACGACCATGAGCTTGTTCCCAGTACTTGTATGAGTAAGTAAGGGAATAGAATATAATTGTATCCGTTTCGGTACAGTTCCATCCTTCGGATCCGGCCACATATTGAACCAGATACAACCATCTATTTCCGGTAGGGATCTCTTCATGCTTATGACCATTCCACTCAGCCACCTTAATTTCATTACCCAGGCCGCGGAGGATCTCGAGCTCGTAGTCGAAGTTGTAGAAGATCACCATCTTGTCGTGCTCTTCCATTAACTGTCTGATCGCCCTAACCCTCGATGGATCACTGTTGACCACACGCCGCATGACAGCGAAGAGCTCAGCAATATCACGGATAGGCTTGTTCTTCCAGATGTGCCATCGGTTCTTGATGACATTATCTAACAATGGTTCGTTGTAACCCACAAACTTAGTGATTGCATGTCGTACAGTAGGCTTCTCGTACGGCATGTGAACCAGGAGTTTGCTTCTCAGCTTTCCTAGCTTACCCTCGCCTAAGTATCTCTGAACTTTAGGGAATTTAGAATACGGCGCATAAACGACATGCTCGAGCTTGAACTGGGTTCGGTTCTTATAGAATCCATTGGCAACAAATACGGGTATATAGTCAAGCCAGGTATCTCCGGGGGTTGCGGATAAGAGGATCCATCGGTTAGATCTAGCGATTTTGAGGAAGGATCGTACCCAATGTCCACTACCCACCAATCTTTGTTCATCGAATATAAAGAAAGCGTCTTTAACATCCCCATATTTGGCGATATTGTTCCAGCTATCAACTGTAAGAATTCCGTGAAGGGTAGCTTCGGGTTCTCCACCAACCACGATACCCGCAAACTCCCCTTCCCAATCTTTGCTGTCTCGCTTTTTGGCTGTGGTGATAACATAGACATCTTTATGTCGGTGCTCCGTTTCATAATAGGCTACGGCTACTCGAGACTTACCCGAGCCAACGCCACCCCATAATATCTTTCCATCCGCCAGCTTTTCTAGTGCTTTTTGCTGATGTGGTTTTAACTCCATATCTACTTTCGAAAAAATAAACTGGGTGTATAAGAAGCGAGTGGGGGCTCTCTAGACTGGCCGTCGCAGAGGAACCCCCACCCTATCCCTCGGTCGCGGCGCAGTTGAAGGTGCTGCATCCTCATAGTAGAGATAGACATCTAAAATGAGGGACCAGAGGGAATCTTATTTCGTCAGTTCGTACTTACGAGAATGATAGGATCCTTCGTGAATCATTCCCTGAGGCGTGATCTCCCAACCATCGAGAATAAGTTGCTGAATCTCTCGATGCATGGCTTCCTCGTTGACAATCTTCGACAATTCTCCATCCGAGCGTTGCCAGCTACCGAGACTGATCTTTCTAAATATGATGTGGGACATTTCACCTCCTTAAAGGGGCGGACGGGGGTGCTAGGAGAGTGGGGACACCCCCGCCCTATCTCTGAGAAGTTCCCCGGCTTCAGCATCTGCGGCAACACCGAAGCGGTCTCTCAGAGAATCTTCCATTTAATCCAGTAATACATCATAGATAGTCGCAAATATGAGAACCATAAACGAGGACTTGGAGTGTATGGTTTAAGTGGTTTTTCAAGCCTCATCGTTTATTTCTTCTTTTTCGCTTGGCTAGCTTTAATCGCTCGCCCCTGTTTGGCTGCTTTTGCTTTTGAGGAGTACGTCTTGCCCTTTTTGCCATACCTGTATCCGCCTCTAACCCTCCGAACCGGGGACATTCCTTCTCTCCAATTCTTCTTCTCGTTCTTGTCTGCGGAGCTTATCCTCTTTTCTCCATCTACGCCAGCTCTTGAAATAATGAGCGGCTAGAAGGATCCAAAGAAAGAAAAGTCCGACCCAAAGAATTTCAGACATGTCTCTGGTAGTGAAGATTACATAGATCCAGAACAAGATCAAAGCCAACCATACTGCGATCATTTCTCACTGTCCATCTCCGTCCGCAACTCAGCGGCCTGTGTGTTGAAATCATCCCTACGAGTTTTCAGACTTCCGGCCATGCTACGCAACTCAGCGATAAGCTTACTATCACTTCTCAACATATCTACGAGATCTTCAGTATGGTCAAGCCAGTCATCGATTCCCTTTGCTCGTGCCTCGAGCGCAATAGCGTCAGCTTCTCGCCAATTGGCATTAATAGTATGAGACGCGTCTGTCAAATTTCCCTCCTAGGTTAATAAGGTGGGTGAGCCTACTCGGGCCCATCGATATCTCACCCCGCATGCTTTGTATAGCCCGATACGACGCCCGCATGCCTTCTCCGGAGATCAACCGCCAGGTGCAGACGGCTCAGGAAGTGGCGCTACGTCGATGCCTTCCCGGATGAGGAGGCTACGCAGTTCCACCTTGTCGTCTCGGGTCAACGCTCGAAACTCAGCGATCTCGACCTTCCTACCGTAGGGCTCACTTGCAAAGAACTCACGGCAGGCACGAACGAAGCTAGGCTGCTCCTCCGTGGACATTACATCACCTCCTCTTCGAAAAATAAAAAAGAAGAGTCTGCTGGTATGGTTTTCTGTCCCAGGTCAGTTAGTCACACTTTACCCTGCACTCGCAAGTACAGGAGCATGATTACTCTTCTATTATACTACGTGTTATTTCTGCGATCTGATCAGTCCTCTTCGACTAGATCGAAATTAGCCTGAAATGCCTTAGTCGTATAGACCTTGTAACCACGCTCCGTGTAGAGAATCCAATCTCCCACGAAAGCCTTCGTCTGCCGAGGGTTCTTAGGATTGTGAACCCGTACGTGGATATACTGCTTAGTAGGCTGCACGGGCGCCGACCTATCAACGGGAGAGTCGTCGATGTTACCGATCTCACCGAAACACCACCGTGCGATATCTTCAAAATTCTGTTCGGTTACCTGAACAGCATCCACGAATAGAGGCTTACGAACATACTTTGCGGTAATACTAGTATTTTCCATGAGTCCTATTCGTTTCGGTTTCGAGTTATACCAAGGAAATATCCAAACGCGATACTGATCAGAACGATAATTGCAGTAACAACAATAGTTGCTACCATCATTATGCTGGCTGAATTTCGGAGTACTTCTGCTCGAGCTGATCTTCCTCGATCGTTACGTACATGCTCTGCAGGTAAGCTTTGATTCCAGACTTCTCACTGACGTGCCACTCATAGGGGCGAACAATCAGATCTACATTGATAATATCGGCCCAGTCGAGCATTTCGACTGAATCTTCATCAAGATTAGTTCGACCACGAGACGTGATCAAGACCACTCTAGGAGGACGGCCTTTGAAATTCACAGACACAGGAAGATAGGGAGTAGGAGTTGTATCCTCCTCTTCTCCACCTTCCCGTGGATTCAACATCTTGACATTCCAACCATCTTGAGCCATAGCTTCAGCTACAGCATCGTCAAGGAGAACCGCAAAGTTGCGATCACCTTCACGATTGAACTGACCTTCTTTTCCAGCAAAGTTACGAAAGATAATCCGAACACCTTCCATCATAACAGTGTTATCAGGCTGTGGCATCTTCATCCTCTCCACGAAGAATCTTTTCGATTCCTTCGGCATCTTTTGCATTGAAACCAGTTTGCGCTTGAACAAGCCATTGAGCCATGGTTCCAACAGCCTTTTCAATTCGATCTAATCTTCGTTCAATTTGGAGTTGTGGTTCAGCCATTATTCTCCTAGCTTACGAAATCTTGGAAGGAGCCAAACGCTTCAATTGTCTCTATAGCAGACTTTTTCAACTTCTCAAAATATGACATGTCTATTTGAAGGTTTGGCATAGATTGAGCGATCTCCGCTTCAATCCATTTATGACCTTTCGTACCGGCTACCGCGTAGTATCGGTCATCCTTGACACGATAGAGCGTCCCTCCACCTTCCAGAACAGGGACAAACCGACCAGTCCTACCAAGGTGGCGCATACTGCGATACGAGATTTCTTCATCTTTCTCATGTTCCTCTCTATCAAGGTACATTGTCCCCTGTGTTACGTTCTTACTTTCGCAGTAATCATCGAACTCGACCTTTTCTCCAGAGAACAATGTTTTGAATATGAATGGGTGTTGGAACTGAGAGCCTACCGCTACCCATTTACCATCTTTACGAGCAATATACACCGCGTCATTAACGAGACAGAACTTCTCGAATGTGGTTTCATGCTCGAAATCGTACCCGTATTTCTTTCCATGCTTGATTACAAAATCAATCTGCGTTTTTGTCGCCCCGGGGATTTTCACAGAATCAGTCTTAATATGTACGACAGAATATCCCTTTTCCTGTAGATCATTTTTCAGATCGATCATATAGAGAGCGCCGCGCTTGGCAACGATATTGTCTTTGTTACGATTATCTCGAAATGGATTGGGAAAACTAGCTGAGGTCAATCCATAGACCGTATTGATTACGATCTTGAGAGCGTAAGCCAGTGCCTCAGAACTACGGGGGTTATTCTCAGAATTAACCAGAAACTTTTTGAGTTTGCCTCCAAGAAGGGCACGGGCTGTTTTGAAGTCCTTACTCTTAATTGCCATTCGCGCATTTTTAAGATCTGAGAAATGCTTAGTATACTTTCCGAACAGGTTGAGCAGTTCAATACTGGTCGGATGCATACTCGCCACGTCCAGAAGGGCGACTTGTTCGTAGATCCCGGGCTCAGCGTATACGTATCCGCCTTCTCCCGGATTTTCTCCTCGATAAGAGCTCTGTCCGGCGTCGAATTTGTATCCATCGAATTCCTCACTTAGGTCTGTATATTGGAAAAATTGCTGTGGGTTCTTATCATCACCAAATATGATCTTCGCAGTATGACGTTGCGTCGTATCATTAACAGTTAACCCACTGAGCTCAGCTAAGATTTGCCTAGCGACGAAATCCTCCCAACGATCCTCGAGTACAGCTTCCGTTGCTCGAACATCATTGACACAATATTCGACGACTCGGGGCCAGTCCTTCGGATCTACAGGCTCATCTAATGGAAAGTCTAACTCCATGTGATGAATACCGAGATCGATCTCGAACTTCTTCAAGCCCTGTTTGATGGAGCTGAAATCCCAAACGTCGGCATAGGAGAGGTTATATGCTTGGGCGAACATAGCATTACGATTATTGTCAATAACTATTTTGCGTGTGAGATCATATAGTTGTTGAACGCTATAACCCAAGGTTGCTGCGTATAAGATATGATTGTCAAACCGACGATTGTAGAACCCTACTAGTTTGAGATTTAGTAAAGCTTCAACTTCCTCCTTTGGTGGATTAATCATTCTAACAACTGTATCATCTCCACGAAACTTCCAGCAAATAACAAAGAGATTCTGATACACCTCAATGTCAAATATAGCCATCCGGTCGTCATCCACTTCGACGGTTGGGTCTGATTCAAGTTCACCTTCAGAGGCGAACTTCATTGTCTTGACAACCTTCAGGCAAGTTGACGCTTGATTTGTACTGTTATTAGCAAATGCTAGAATTCGTGGTCGTAAGTCATTGACGTCGTACTTTAGCCCATCCTCATACGCTTCCTCAAGAATATGATGTATGAAGTCGACGGATGGTTTTGTACCAGGGTGGATCTCTTTCTTAAGGTTTCGCTCGATTAGTTCCCTCAAGCCCTTTTCGCTAGTGATAGTCTTAGCCTTAAGCATCTTCTCCTTCTTCGGCTTAAGCGGGAGCCCACTACTAATCGATGCGATTGGCACCGAATTACACCGAGATAGTTTACGACGAAGTGAGGCATCGTCTCTAAACGTCTTAACTTCAATGCCTTCGGAATATACATTTGCTAGTTCGGTGCGATCTCCCTCATAGGTATAATGAAGATGAACACCTTTGCCAGATTTGCTTAGTTCAGCATACGTAGGGGGCCATCTAGACGCAGCCTCGAGGTTCCGCTCGAGACTGGTGGCCTTGCCGTTTATCTCCTTAAGATCGAAATCGATGACGATGTGATTTTGCGGAACGCGAACCCAGTGAAGTTTGGTCGAATCAATATCTAAAAGTATGGACGTTACTTTTGCCCATTTCTTAGTAGGTAATCCGTCCTTACCCGCTAGCTGGGCAGACTGTCCTGCGAACTCAGTATCCAGTAGCGAGCTCGTATCCTCCATAACGAGGGAGTAAGCTCGCAAGTCATCGTCTGTTTCCTTTGGGATCTTGAACTTCTCTGCATTAAAGCCATAATATATGCTTCGTACCTGCTTACCATCGATTCTATCCCTATCCTTAAAGTCGTCGAAATAGTTACGGAGCTCTTCTCGAATTTTGTATCTTGGACGAGGCTTGTCAATTCCGCTCTCTGCGCAGAACTGGAGATAGAGTTGGTATGCTTGTTCGAGCGTGGTGTAATCCTGCTCCTTGAATATATCGTAGTAGGCTTCGATATAGTTGAAGAAGACATCTGTCTGGAGCATCATCTCGAGAGGGCGGTAACCGTTGTAGTAGTTCTTACCCATCTCCAAATATACACTCAGACAGTGAGCCGCGATTGCACCTAGCTCGAAGTTGATCTGCTCCATCAAGACGTTATAATGCCTTACAGGAATTCTTACCCCGGTTGGATGAATATCGATCAAACGGCGAATAATTCCCGATTTGGCATCAGCAATCTTTACGGGTTGGTTCGATCCAACAAATAAGAGAGCGTCCGCTCGAGCCGTGTAACTCGGCTTGAACTTCTCGTTCATCGTCATCATTTCATGTGAGACGATCGAGTTTAACCGAGTGTTGTCCTCGAGCCTGGATAGATCTCCGTCATGTTGAATTGCTACTAGTGGATTATGTTTGAATGCTTCCGTAGCAAAGGCGGCGTCAGATCGTCCTAACGCTTTCCCATCAAAGGATGTGGTATACCCTTCGAAGAGTTTCTCGATGATGTTCAGTATGGTGGACTTACCGGATCCAGCGGGACCATAGAAAACGAAGAACTTCTGAATCTTCTTCGAGTCTCCTGCCACGATGGATCCGATAGCCCATTCGATTTTGGCTCGCTCTTCAACTGAATATAACGTCCCGACGAGCTCGTCCCAAGCTGAGAAGTCCCCTTCCTCCAACGGATATGGCAAAGTCTTACTGGCATAATCCGTCTTCTTTACCTCAGAGTTAGAGAACAGAATCTTGGAGTCGAGCGGGTGAACATTATCACTTACATTCAGCAAGAACTGTCTATAACGCGTCCAAGAACGACTATTAAAGGAGCGCATAGACTTTACTACAGGCTTTAAGCCCTTTTCCAACCCTCTCTGCTTAGCTTCAATAGCTAAATGTTCGTCTACTAATCGCTGAACATCGTATTCGTCACGAGACCAAAATCCCTTTTCTTCATCCCAGATAGCATAAAAGGTACGTCCCTGAACCATCAGATCCTTAGAACGGGTAACGAAGAAGTCTGGATATACTTCCAGTGTCTTCTCTCTCGTCTCTTTGTCGAGGATCTGATAAAAATCCATCAGACCTCCTAACCCATTCCTTCGATCAGATATTCTTGCATTTGGTACCAGATTTCTACTTTGGTTTGGTCGTTGAGGGTCTTCTTGAGAGGGAAGAACCCACCTCCACCATTTGCTTCGTAATTTCTCCAGATGAGATCTTCGAGAACCATCTCGACAAACTCAACTTTTGCGTCGGTCAATGGATCGGACGCTTTGTTCAATCCGATATTCTTGATCAAGCGCCAAGCCCAATGCGATGGGTCTTCTCCAGTTTGGAATGCCACTCTTCGACTAAGAGCAACTACCACTTCAAGAACTGAGACGATCTCAAGACTCAGATCACTTTCCTTACGGCCACCTTTGTGAATGAATCTGAAGAAATCTTGGCGCAGATGTCTACCATCTTCTACACGATTGTCGTCATTGGGAATAAACCAGGTGAATTCCGTGTTGTGCATGATCTCGAACAAACCACGAAATTCCTTCTGGGGCCCAATCTTGATCTGTGAGATCAACCACTCGTAATATTCGAGGTCAATCTGTTTCGGGTTCCTCTGGGGCATCGTCCAGTCCTTGCACTTCTACCTCAAAACTTTTCTGAACTCTGCAGATTTCATACTCCATTTCGAGATGAGGGTTACGCACGTACACTACGTTGTAATCGTCAGAACCATGACCGAAGCGACTGAGCGTACTGACACCCACGATTTGCTCTGCGTTATTGATTACTGTGTCATCAACATCGGCGAGCACTTCGTCATTCTCATAGTAGGTCAAGGTTACCTGCGGGAACTCCGTGTCATTCTCCATATACTCGTCCTGATGGATGATATATGGCACATGTGGAGTTCTCTGAGCCAGTTCGAGTGGCATGCTCCAGCCCGCGTCCTTATCCTTCTCCTTAACTTCTACATCGCCTTCTGGGATAGTAACTGGCTCTGTAGGAGGTTCGAAAGCTTCGGGCTCTCGCACAGGCACTGGAGCAGGTAGAGGCCTGGAAGGTTCCTCGCTTGTCGCATAACCTCTTTCCGCGACAATGTTCTCGAGCTCGGGCTTCTCTGTGCGGCCGTAGTATTCTCGAATTCTCTGAAGCTCTTCCTCGCTGGCTTCGAAAGCCTCCATGCGAAGCTTCTCTCGGTTGTACCGATAACCGATGAAGAATCCAATTCCTACTCCGACAGCTAGGCCGCCGAGCAGAAACCCAACGGCCTTTGTGTCCAACGTCCTTACAACCGCAGCCGCCTCTTCGAGGTTATCGGCTACCTCTTCCACTACTAGCTCTCCCGCTGTCGCCATGGCAATCTCCCTTGACTATCTTCAAACTCAATTCTGTCGTAAACAACGCCATCGACGTTAAAATCGAGTAGAATGGATCCCTCGAAACCATTAACGAAATCTCGAGCCTTATCGCTCCTATCGTCAAAGACTCCGAAGTTGATGAAATCATCGCCAACGCCCAGAAGCCAGCCCACTACAGCACCAGCCTTTGACCTGGGAATCCCGAGCATGTCGTAGACCTCGTTCAAGAACACGTGACCACGAGCATGCAAGAGATCATTGGCATAATTCTGCTGACACTTGAGAAAGATCAGATTGTATTCGGGCTCTTTGTTCCAAGAAGGTGAGGCTACATCAAAGAAACGAGCATAAATTGATGGCTCACCTAGACCTACCCGAGTAATCTTCTTCTTCTTACCTCTTACTTCGGTCTCGATCTCTCTCGTACCATAACGAAGATCACGATCCTCGTCCTCACCATACTTAGAAATTACACGAGCTCGGTATTCGTTGAAACCCTTCTCGAGTGCAGCGTATGCCGCAGTCAATCCAGCGTTTCGACTACTGAGGATCTGGTGCGACTTCGTGAGACATGCGATTGAGGCCGCACCAATAACAACAGCCGGACCATATAGTCGGGCTATTTTAACAACCGTCTGGACACGTACAATATTAACATCTTTACGACGATCAGTTTCACTATAGTCGGGATGATCCAGATGGGTCGCAAGGTCAATCTTTTCCTTTGCTTCCTCGAGGACTTCGTCCATTTTCAACGTAGCCCGACACGCCAGAACAGTGCTTCCAACGACGCCAATAACACCAGCGCCAAACAGAATATGCGGAGAGTTCTTCTGTAGAAGCAGCTGGTTACGGGCGATCGCTCTAGTGACCGCTACCGGAACTAGACTCATTTTGATTCCTCCGGGGGATAAAAACCACGAATGTGGTTACTTAGACCTTCAAATAGATTTTCACGACTATCAGAATCAAATTGAAGGTCTCCGGCTGCTTCTTTCAATTTGACAATTTCTTCTCGTTCTTCTGAGCTAGGAACTCGCTCAAGGAGGAACTCGCATAGACGTTCCACCTTCTCGGCAAACTCTCTAACTTTCATTATCGATCAAGGGGTTCGGGGTCCGGAAGGTCCAGAAGATAACCATCCCGTATTCGACTAACTCCGGATCCTCTAAGATCCGTCCAACCCCACTTATGATCTGTGTGAGAGGAAGCAAGCCCAACAAGTTCGTACAGATCTGCAACTGTCGCTGATTCATATCGACTCACCAGGTCAAACATTCGGTCGATTACTTCTTCGGCTTCTACTCTCGAGTCTAGAACGATTTCATCGAAATCATGCCTAGCACGAGATTGACGACTGATTACTCTCTGAGCAGCACTCAATCCACTTCCCATCGGACCTGAATATCTATTATAGCTCACATATCCAGTTGCACCCGACTGGGGAGCGGATGCTCCACGACGTCTACGACCCTCTCCGAAGATTAGCTTCTCAATACCAGCTGATCCTGCCTCCACGACCATGTCCTTTGCCGCAGGAAGCAGTACATCGAACATTACATAGCGCATAGCAGATCGCATATCACCAGCTACAAAGGTTTCGGATAGTTGTTTACGAAGAGACTTCTTTTTACGCGTTACAGTACCTTCAGTAACACGCTCAATATTCTTCCTCGCCGCTTCACTATTGGGAGGAAAATCAGGCTGTTCCATTTATGTCCTTAGTTAGGCAAAAGCTAAAGACCATGTTTCAGGTCCCTAGCTTTTCTTTACTTTGGGTGTTAGCTCTTCCGACTTTCGACCCAGTTGACGAGATCGTCCACTGTCTTCTCGACGTGTCGCGTGGACTGGTCGACGAGCATCGATCCGAGAACGAACGATCCCGTAGTGACTGTGACCTTCTGAAAGGTCGTCACTACGACGACGTTGTTCCTGATGATGTCTCCGACAATCTTTCCGACTCCGAGACCAGCAACGATCTGAGCGCCCAACTTGGCGTAAGGCAAATAAGTGTACATAACACTCCTTAGTAGGGGTTCATTATACGGGATGTTTATTCTACGACCGTAAGTTCCCCTGCAACAATACGAGCTGTTGCTGCACGAAGTTCCTCGATACCCAACTTGTCAAGTTCGACGCGAGTGATCTCCTTTGGGAGCTCGGGAACAGCTTGGAGGTCACCACGAACTACCTTTGCTGCTTCGTCGGCCATTCCCTTAGGAATAATGCCATTCACAAACTCAGAAGCGGCCCCAGCATTAGTACACAACTCCATGAAGAGTACAGAATACGCTTCACTAGACTCGAATTCTTCTCGAATCTTCTGATTCTTGATGAAGCGCTTACCGTCAGCAGATCTCTGTCCGTAAGAGTCTAGAATGATCTTCTTGAAATGAGCGATGATCAGCTTGCCATCGTTAGAAGCAATGATCTGCTTCAAAGCGTCAGACAAACCACCCTCTTCGCTCATCTCGAGCTCTACGATCTCGGCTTTCGAAAGATGGAAGAAGAAATCTTCAGTAACTTCCTCTTCGTTGAAGTTTGTGTAGGTAATTGACTTTTTAAGCACGTATCCTCCAAATCGAATATCGCCTTCAGTACGTCACCTTCACGAACAATAATATGACGAGATCCGTGTTCATCTGTTGATATTACACTAATCTCATACCATTCACTTGTTTGCCTTGTAATTCGACGTACTTTTACAATTTCAAAAGTGACTTCGTTTCGTATGATTGTTTCGCTCATTGATTCCTTAGAAAGTAGGTGAGGTGGTGGGATTTGGGTATACCCACAACCGAGGGGTACGACTACCGTATGGTAATCATAAATAACCTCGGAACGTCCCCTTGTGTCCATCGACACCGACATGTCTGCCAGGGACTGCGTTAGGCCGTCAGGTACCACGAGCCTTATTCCGCCACACCTCTATGTCCAGCCGTCGCCGGACAATCTCGTAAAGTTAATGGGCAGTTTCTCAAGACTTGACGCCTTGACGACATACCCAGGTCGGAGGGTTTAACGCATAAACCCACAACGAACCTTACTCACAAACGCCAACCATCCATTCGGTCATGCTACAGCTATGCCTTCAGCCATGCAGTGGGTGGTTGTAATCCCCCGTAGGAGGGAGTTTGAAATCAATCGCGATGCATGGCCTCTGATCTGGAGACATCACCGTCGAGAACACCACCTCTACCTGATTGTTCATATTCCAACCAACGTTATCGGAATATGACGTAGATGGCAGACCAATGATGTCATAGAACTCGGTCAGACTAGCATACATGTGATTGAGCAACTCGTGGTTGATCTTGTTCTCAGCACGCTTAATATCTTCGACTGTGCTGGTGAAGTATCGACCTGTATGCATGTCATAACAGAGAACTTCGCCCGTACCCACCGCAAGAACTTCTCGAGTGAGCGGTGGTGCACCAGAGACTCGATCCTGAGCGATCTCATCGTGAATGTTTCTAGTCTTGGTTTCACCAAATCGTTCGATAACTTTGGTCTTGTATTCGTGCAGAGCTCGATCTGAGATTCCTGCAGCGATTGTTAGGGCTGCAATCCTTTTCGCAGAAATCTTGTGAGCCAGGATAATACTAGCAACCGTACCAAGGCCAACAGCAACTGGAGCGACATAGAGCCTCCAAACAACCTTGACCTTAGACGCCACCGTCAGATCTGTTAGTAGCGCGACGTTATCGTTATCGAGCGACTCTTCCTTTGCCTGATCGAGTAGCCGAGCAGCCTTGAAAGAGGCAGTTC